TTGCTAATGCTGCATTTTGAGTGTCTGAAATAGCATATTCACTAGACATAAGCTACTCCTCGCATACAAGGATCAATTTGGTTTTTTCCTCATTGATCTCAGACCCTTTTACTTTTTTATCTGTATCGGTATACAGTTCCAAATCTAAATCCTCTTTACCCAATCTTTCTAAAAGTTCTTTACCGGTCATTGTTATCTCCATATTAAGGCGGACCAGGGGGTATTACAGGGGGCGGTCCTCCACCAGGAATTATAGGGCCTAAATCAAGAATAATAAATCTACACTTTACATCAATCCTAGAACCAATAACTGGTTTATCTTCATCGGTTATCAGTTCAAAATCTAAATCTGATTCACCCAATCTTTCTAATAGTTCTCTTCCTGTTATCATGCATCATTTACTCCCACTGATGCTGTTAATCGACTTCTATCATGTGCCACATTATCTTCAAAATCCATACGAGGTTTATAAGCATTCTGTAAAAGAATTACATATCTATCTGAAACATCCAAAGTGGCAATGCCTAAAGAAAATCCTCTACCCCTTCCTTGCCAACCTATATCCATAGTTACATTTTTACTAGAAGGGCCAAATATTGTAAAATCTAAATCATCATCTCCTGCTATTACAGAAAAATTTCTAAAAGATGTAATAGGATTTACTGAGGGGGTATTTTTATGGTTATTATCTGATCCATATTGACCCACCCAAAGCGGTGCATTTTTACCTGCACCACTCATTTTAAATCTCCATATAAATTTAAAAGCAATTATCAGATCATCAGCATTAACATCTAATAACGGGCCACCAGCCGACCCATCATCAGTAAAAACACCATGACTAAAAATTTCAGTGGAACCTATACCCCAAGTATATCTTCCAAAACTAGACTCAACCGGGGGAACTTCTTCCACATTATCCCAATTAATACCTGGACCTGTGAAAGTTGGTTTAGCATTACCAAAATCAATAAGGGCAGCATTAGTAGTATAAGGACCAAGTCCTTCCCAATTACCCATATCATCTTCTGTAAGTCCAAATGTAGTATCATTATCATCCCAAACTGTACCATCATCAGTTCTAAAAAAATATGATCCAATAGGAGTTCCAGATGCAACTGCTGATGGGCTTGTGTTTTCAAACCCTAATCTTAAAGTATTATCCCCTGTATTTTTAGTATTCATAGTAGTTGTGTCAAATACTAAAACAGGAGGAGACCCTTGTTTAACTTCATTAACCCAAAGTTTAAAATCATTAGAAGAAGACCATCTCCATTTAACTACTATTCTATGCCACTTATTATTTGTAAATACTCCAGTTATTCTTGCGGCTTCAATATTTCCACTATCAAATACAACTAATTCCGCATTACTTCTATATCTTAAATTCCAATGTAAATTAACAGCGTTATGTCCGCAATAAGCAAAGATAAAAGCAGATGTTGCCAATGGAAATTTATTAATGTATACAAAAAATCCCATAGTTAACCAAAGAGTGCTAGAAGGATTTTCTAATTCATGAGATTCTCCAAATGTATTTACTTGACCATTAGGAGATCGTAAACTAAATATTTCTTTAGGGGTCCACAAATCTACATCAGATTGAACATTCATATTCCCAGAAATATTATCTAGTCCATGAGTTGATCCATGCTCAAAAGTATCCATATCAACCCAATTAATTGCCATGTCTTAACTCTACATTATCTCTTACCCACAAACAATTCCCACCGCCGATTTCAAACTCTCTGCATACTTTAGGTCTATCTTCGTAATGACCACAATTTCCAGATTGCCCATCTTCTCCAATGGTACCTTTTTGGTAAAATGTACAAGGCATACCTACCCTATCTGGGTTTTGAAAATCTTGTTTTACTTTTTCTCTTAATGTTTCATCTGTAATATTATCAATTTCATTTTCATCTTCAAAAGGGGGCCACCCTAAAAAGTCACAACATTTCCCACATTCTTTACAATCTAAAACTGTTAAAACAACATCAGACATTGATCCCTGCCATAGTAACACCGGACCAATTCCTAAGAATTCGTAATTCTAATGATGACCCTGTAACAGTACCAACACTCTTAGTAGTGAACTTTACCCAAGGAAAGCCAGGATTTTGTAATTGGAATATTCCTTTAAAGTCTGCTACAAGTTCAACAGAAATCACAGTAAGATTAATTTTCCCACTTGCTGCTGTTAAATCTAACAGAGACGGTTGAAAATCATCAGCTTTGGCATTATCAGTAAAAAAGGGTGTAATGGTCATACTAGTAAGTGATCCGAGTGTAAAATCAACTATTAAACTAATAGTAGTATTCTTTAAAACATTTATATATCCATTTGAAGTACCATCATTCGTATGTTTATTAGCAACTACTTCTGCATTTACTAAAACAGCAGGGTCTCGTATAATTATAAAAGCACCATCACCTACAGGACCGGGCATAGTCCCTACTAAATTAAATTCAGATGATTCTTGTGTCCTTTTGTTTATAGCCATGATAGTTTCTACCCTTCTGTTTCAAGGGTTGCATCTTCTTCAATTATAATCGAAATAGTTCTAGCAGTTACATCTACTTTTACCTCAGAAAACTTTTGGCCTGTAGATAAAACTATTTCAAAGTCCAGTTCTTCTTTGCCCAAATGTTCAAGTAATTGTTTTGCTGTCATACCATTTGTCCTAGCCTTTTTTGTTGTCGTCTAGCAGCAGCAGCTACACCTTTAGGTACAGCATATACCGGTCTGCCATCTTTAATACCCACAACATTGGGAATCATCATAGTATGTTTACCTTTTAACACAGAGGTCAACTCCTTTAATCTATTATATTTATAAGGTTCCTTTCTATTTATTTTTTCTTTTGCATGTTTTTCCTTTGCTGATTTCCACTCTTTCAACCAATTCTTTTTAAGTTCATTTCTATCTAGTAAACCACCATTAGAAGTATCGTATTTCTTTAACCATTGTAAAATTCCAGGTGTAATTTCTGTTCCTCGTTTAGGTGCAGACATCTGCCATTCTAGAAAATCATCATCTGACATTACACCTTTTGTACTAATCTGATATATTTGCCAAGAGAAAGTTTCATCACTATCAAATAATATATCTAGTTTTACAGGGTGATATTTATTATGCTCATCTAAAGCTTTACGCACAGAATCAGGTAGTTTATAAGTATCATTTCTAAGTAAACGTCTAGTGGCTTGAGTCTTAATCATTATCGTACACCATCAGCTTGAACAGGTGCATCTGTAAAAGAACCAGTACCCGTAGTAAGATGAGGTACCCAATCCATTTCAATACCCATATACCTCACATTAGCTACACTAGCATCTACCACATCAGCTTCCAATTGGAAAACCAATTTAGCACCAGCTTCTATATCTTGTTGATTAAGATTTAGAGACCTAGCAGTTAAAATTCCTCTAGGACTAACTTCATTTCCCCCTGCTACTGTAACAAGAGATTCTGCAATAACTGTATTCAAAACACCATTAGCAACTTTATAGGCAATACCTTGTTTAATTACACTCACAAGTAAAAGCCAGGTTAAACCTCTACCAGCAGAAGCACCACCTGAGTTATTCCAATGTATCCTAAACCCCAAAGGAAAAGTGGGGTCAATCATATTTAAGTCTCTAATTACACCCTGCATAAAATCGCCAACTGCAAAGGTTATACCTACAATTCCAAAGGTAGAAATTTCATTTTGTTGAACTGTTACATCTAAAGGGGAAGTGAGCATTGCTCCTTCTGCAAAAACTGTACCACCTGCATCTGCTGGAGTTATAAGACTACCCGTTTCAAACGGGCTATATACCCGCCTGCCTCTCTTCCAATTCATTTGTTTATCTACTGGCATTTTTATTCATTGACCTCCACTTCAAAGGAAGCTTGCAGGTCTGCCAAGTTTACACTAGTATTAGGTCGTCTGCTACCTAACTGCATACTTTTTCTAAGTGTAAATTCATATGCATCACGATCTTTAACACGTTCCATGATACTACCATCTTTATCCATAAACTCAAAAGGTCCAGATTCCATAAGAAGTAGAGTGGACATATCAAGGAATAATACCTGATGTCTAAGAAGGTCTCTATCACTGAAGTAGGGTTGATTATTAAACATAATCGCAATGAAACCCTCTTCCACTTTTTCTTTAAAATCGTTAAAGACTCTACCACCAATATGTTCTAAACCAAAAGTAGCCCATAACCCTGGCCCACTGTACATCTCTATATTACCAGGTTTTGCTCCTCTAGTTGTACAAGTAAGATAAGCCTCTTCCCACAAAGGAACTGTAACTGGTCTAAGAGTTCCAGCAGCAGCAGGATTTACCAGTTTAGTAGCTCTCCAAAACGTATTGGTTCTGTCAATACCACCAAAAAATAAACTACCAGTTACAAATTCTCCCGCTTCAGCAGGGACAGTAGTCCCACCAATGCCTTCATCTGTACCTGGATTACTATCATCAATAGCTGCAAACAACCCATACATTTCTTGGCCACGAGATACATCTTCAGAATCAAGAACTTCACCACCACCAAAATACATAGCATCATCTGCAACTGTCAATGATGTGCCTGAAGCTGCTGCAAGAGTAATCTTATGCTTAGTATCAGAAACATTACCATCTTTATCTTGGTCACGATCAATTGCTGTAACTGTAGTACCAGACGCAGGAGTAATACCATCTCCCGCTGTAATATCTGCAAAGTGAACACGGTCACCAATCTTAGCACTCATAACAGCTCTAGAAGATACTTCTATAACTGTACTAGTAGTTTGTGTACTAGCAAGTGTGGCTGCTCTACCGTGTCCAATACCACAAATTTGACGATTCAAATCCTCTGGCATTGTTTCAGTTAGACCAGTCATTTCTGTATCTAAAGCCGAAGCAAAGGCTCCTTGTCTATCATCAGAAGAATCCATTACTGGCCCTGACACACCACCCCTACCATAGTGCCAAACCATCTTAAAAGTCGCTGACTTATAAGACTGTTGCCCTATGGCTGGTAGTTTAGGACCAGCACCATCTACGTCTTTCCTAGAACCCTTACCTGGGTTTCTAGCTGTAAGCAAGGCTAAGTAAGCAAAGTTACCACTTACATCATTACTATGCCTTTGAAGCCTATTCAATAAAACTGTTTCCCTATGAATTTGATCATTAAGAGGATCAAGATACAGAGTCTTCATTACATCTGCAAATTGAGTCCCCGCTACTGCTTGTCCTGTAGTTAGTGACATATTGTCATACTGCCCCTGTTTTTAGAAATCTGCTTAACAATTGACGAGACTTACCACTTTTCATATCTTTACCTGTAAGCTTTTCAGGTAGGTTTATGACTGGAACACCAGAATCCTCTCCCAATCCAAGCAAAGAACTCCCTACCAAGGAAGTAGCTGACTCTTTGCTTTTCTTTTCTTCCTGTTCCTTTTCCAAATGTTCTGTTAAATCTTTAACTTGTTTAGCCACTATGAGTGGTATACTTACATTCTTATTAAGAGCCCCAACTGATAAAGTCACTTGCTTAATAAGGTTTCTATAAAATCCAGAGTTCTTAGTAACTTCATGACTATTGAGGGCATCTTCTATTCCAACATTAAGTGCTATTGTCTCTTCTCTTAATAGTGTTTTATTATTCATAGAATCAATATCAGATCTTAATTGCTTAATTTGATCGGCTTCAGATAATTCTTCTATAGGAGTCACAGGCTTCTTATTTTCTTCTGCGTCTCTTAACTCTTCCATTTTTGTTAAACCAAATTGCATGAGCTGATTGGCTTGTGCTGCATCTAACTCATATTCTGTGCCGCCAGCAGAATTTATTTTTATAGAACTAACTCGCTTTTCTTTGGGCTCCTTGTCTTGCTGTTCTACTGGGTTGTCTGTTTTTTGTTCCTGACTGGGGTCTTTGTCCACTGGATTGGGGTCTTTGTTGTCCACTGGTTCCATTTTGTTGTACTCCAAGAGTTTGTGCTAAAAATATTCGAGGCATTGCAACCTCAAGAGTTTCTATCTTAATATGCTCTATCAAATGCAAACTTATTTGTTGTTTTATCTGTGGGTCTAATTTATCCCAAGCACTTGAAGATATAAATTTCTTAATGGCTTCTTTATGTGCATCATGATTTTGACCTGTATAAACTTGTACTTTTTCGCCTGCTTCTATTTGTCTTATTTCTTTAGCTTGTCTAATTCTATCTGAAGCTGCTCTATCATATATTTGGATAAAGTCTCCTGCTCCTAAAATATTTAATAGTAAATCTTTATGTGCTACTGGATTTAAAATCTGTAGGTCAAGTAGAACTTTGACCATTCCTTCTCTGGCACTTCGAGAAATAGCCTGTCTACCAAAAGTTTTAACTCTAACCTTAAAGTAATCACCTTTACCTTTACCCTTTAAATCAGCACCTATGACATTAAAAGTTTCAATCTCATTAAAATCACCTGTAGTCTCTAACAAGCGTTCAGTAGATAAAAACTGTGTTAGCGTTTGTAGTAATAGACGGCCAGTTCTTGCAACAGCTAAATCCCACCACAGCAATACAGGCCCTTTTACAGTGTCATCAGAATCTTGTAGAGCTAATACTGCTCTACCTGATCGAACACCCGGTTCTGCTTTACCTTCAGATACATCATGGCTACTTGCAGTATCCTGCATATCTGCTCTAGTTCTAGCTAAAAATGATTCCACATATGTAGGCATACCTTTAGGTTGCATTTGTTTAGGTTCTTTTCCTGCTGTATGATGGAATACAGCTCCCGGTCTATTAGTTAATTGTGTTACAGTAGAACCTTTAGGATTAGTCCATTGTATATTAGCCGTGAGATTTATATTCTCCATTATACTTGATCTAACTCTATTATAAACAGCTTGTTCAGGCCTTATTTGTTCAGCAGTATTATTACCCCAAATACTTGTAGGGTCATATATCTCCATAAATTGTGCTATATTTAAATCACCATGATCAAATGGATTTTTCTGAGGTGGTTTAAGAGCCTGTCCACCATCAGTATATATTGCATGTAGTCCCCTTGGGAATACTCTACTCTCCTTAACCATAAACTCATGGACTACCACCGTATTCTTTACTAATTCCCTATTAGAAAAAAACAATAAAGGACTAAGATAAAGTTGACTAGATTCACTAGACCCTGTCAAATTATCTTTCCATTTATTACCAAAATTTTCTACTATCCAATCCTGGGTTCTTAGATTAGTTTCTATATAATATACAGAATCTTCTACGACAGCTACATTATCAAATAGGATATTAAAAGGAGTTACTAATGAAACACAAGCATCACCTTCACGTTTCTTAATTGTTTTGGGTTTGATGGATATACCAGCAAACTCCATAAACAATTTCATTGTTTCATCTTGAACTAACTCTGTTTCTATTTCTACCTCGTCCCCTTTATTGGGATTCCAACTAACTTTAGCAAAAGCAGAACTACAACAAGATTGCCAAAACCCTATACGTATTAAGAGTTTATAGAATACCAATTTCTGCCAATAACTTACTAAAGTTTTAGTAGATATTCTAGAAGTTTCTAAATCTTCTTCATCTGTGGTAGCAGGTACTACGTCCCATTGTGGGGTAGTTTGTATTAATTGAGAAACATTCCTACGTATAACAGGCAACATAATATTAGAAATAGTTCTAACTTTCCAATGTTGTCCTAGATTACTAGTTACCCAACTCTTTGTACCTATATCAAAATCTCTATTTTGTAATCCCCTCACCCATGCTAGATTTAACATCCAGTTCCTATAGGTTGGGAACATATTATTCCTATGTTCCCTAACCCGTTCTCGGATGAACGCAGGAATAGTTTCCTTAGCATTAGTTTTTAGTTCAAAGAGGTTGATCAGAGTCCCCTCCCATTGTACCTACATTACCAAGCATTTCCATAAATTCATTGTCTACATCTTTTTCTGATTCTGGTACTTCCGGCATAGGGCCTGCCATAGGTAATGAATTTTTCAAGGCATTTGCATCTGCCAATTGTACACCTAACCAAGCTATTTGCTCGTGTTGAGCAGAAATTATATCCAATTGCTTCTGTATAACTGTAGACATTACTTCTTCATTCATGACGTTATTATCTCCGGTTGTTTAAGAGTATCTGCAAGTGTTATGGCTTGTTCAGCTAAATGTCCTATAACACACCCAAAATCCGACCAACAAGTAAATCCTAGTTTAGTTGCCATAGAACAAAATGCGAAATCTTCTCCTGTTAAATTAGCCCCTATATGAGAATTCTGTCCGAATGCGATTGCACGTTCCATTACTAGTTCTACCTGACCATCTGTATAACCTTCATAGGCTTGACTATTTTCTTCAAGCTCCGATTGAATATACCTTTCTACCTCAACAGCAAACCCTTCTCTCTCTCCTCTGTCAGTAGTAAACCAGATAGGGCCAGCAGGTGTTTCTTCCCTCATTTCATCGAGTACATGGCGTTTAATAAGTGTAAAGGCCATACCTACAGCATTAGATTGTACTACCTGTTTTTCACTTATGAACTCAATCACTTGATCACTAGTAACATCTGGGAAATCTTTGAGATCGCTTACAAGTGAGTATGGTGGTTGACGATGCGTACATACACCAGATATAATATCTTTCTCTGCTTCTAGCAATCTAAAAACATGTGCCCCAGTGAACTGTGTCATGTCTGCATCTATGAACATTAAGTGAGTAAAATCAGGTGAATTGCTATATACAACTTTTAGGATTTGATTTCTTGCAAATGGCAATAATGCTGAATGAATAACACAATAACTATTAAAAATTTTAGATTGGATAGTCTCCATTAAGAAAGTTATAAACTGTGCAGGGAATTTATTTACAGTACAAATCCCTAAGACTATTTCTGCTTTACCATTCACTTCCGAGTTCGTCATGCACACATCCTTCAAATTTTTCTAAAATTTCTTGGCCTTGTAAGATAAGTGGTTTATAATTAGTCATTAACTGTCTATCTGACCACTTGGGTTTCTCTCTTGCTATATATCTCCAACAATCCATTAAATGATTCCTTTGACGAATAGGTTCTTCTATGGGATCATTTGCTGATCTTTTTTGGGATTTAGGTCTGGGCCTATAAAATTTAATTTCATCTATAAAGTCAGTGAGTGTATCAAATACTACAAATTTGGGTGGGCTACTGGGAGCACCTGATTCATTAGAATCAGGTGGACTCATTGGCTCCAGCCAAAACCTACAATCCTCCAACCCCACCCTCATAGAGTTATCTGCTTCAACGCACGATAGTCCATAGTAATCATATAACTGATTAATTATGGAATCGTCACCTGCTTCACTTCTGGCCTTAGCTTTGGGGTCTATTATTCTGGAGACTATGTGTTCGGATTCTTCTCTTTCCTCAAACACATAGTGACCGAATGAAGCAGTTAATTCTTTATTAAAATACCACCCTTCTAGTTGTCTGATTTCAAGGGCCACTTGCCAAATAGGGATGTTATGAGCATATATATGCCTATAACCATAAGATCGATCATCAGGCCCCACAGCAATCCATAGCACAGCACAAGTCCTAATACCAGGATCAATAGCACAATACCTAGGCCAATTAAGAGGAATTTTAAATGGTTTGATAACATGAATACTTTCATCCCAAGTGTTAAATATTAAGTTACGTACTCGTCTTGATTTTCCATAGTATCTATATTCTAGTGCTTCGCTAGAAAATTTTTCTTTTAATCTAGCTACTGTTCCTTCATGTAGGTAAGGGTTTAATTCAGTATTTAATCTAGTTAGAAAAACATCTGGATCTTTTTTAATTGCAAGATCTTCTAATTCTACTATCCAATCATAAGACTCTACCAATGTTGCACTGATAGAGAACTTACCACCAGTTGCTAAAGTTCTTACTTGCAACTCTTCCCAAATATGGTAAGTAATTTCTTCGTCTATATAAAAATAATCAACAGCAGCAGCTTGAAATTTCTCTCT